CGCGCCTCGAAAATCAACGTCCCGCCATTGTCCGCCGCCCAGTGCGTCCCCAACGCAAAGCCCTCGCAGCTCTCCGCGCACCCGCCGGCGTTATTGTCCCCGGTCGAAAAAGTCAAGACCCCGCCCTCTTGGTTCGACTCGATCGCCGGCGTGACCTTCTCGGCATCGTTGCCATCCAGCGCCAGAATCTCGTCCGGAATCGCGTCCCCAAAGAAATCCTCAAACCACGTCATACTGCGGTTGACGATCGGCACCTCCCCCGTGTTCACCGCCACGTCCCAGTCCGTGTCATCCACCAGGATCGCCTGCTCCGTCACCTGCGCGTCTGCTGTAGTCAGGTCCGCGTCGATCGCAACCAGGCTGTTCCCGGTCCCCGCGTGATCCGCCCCCGTCAGGTTGATGTCGATCCCCAGGCTCGTGTCGCTCCCATCCATCGCCAAACGTCGCCGTCACGTCCACCAGGTCCCCGCCGCTCCCCGCCGCCGCCGGATCGGCAAACGTCGCCACCGTCGTATCATCCACCGCCAGCACCAGGTCCGTCGCCGCATTCAGGTCCGCGTCCCAGTTGTCCGTGAAATAGATACCCGACTCAGTCTGGTCCGCCTGCGCCGACGCCAGCCCCACCTCGATCCCGCGCGTCGTGTTGCTCCCCGACCCCGAGGTATTCGTCACGTTCAGGTCGATCCCCACAAACGCGTCCGACCCATCCCCGCCCAGATTCGTCGCCGTCACGTCCACCAGGTCCCCGCTCGCGTTCACCGCCGGCGGATCCGACAACGTCATCACCACCGCGTCGTCCACGCTCAACTCCAGCGACGTCGCCGCGTCCAGGTCATTGTCCCACCCGTCGCTGAAATAGATCGCCGACTCCTCCGCGTCCGCGTCCGCCGAGCTGATCCCCAGGCTCACGCCATTGATCACGTTCCCCGTCGAACCGTGGTTCGCGCTCGTCAGGTTGATATCGATCACCTCCAGCGTGTCCGAGCCATCCATCACCCCCGACGTCCCCGTCCAATCGAACGGATTCGCGCTCGCCCCCGCCCCGTTCACCTGCGTCAGCGTCACCGCCCCCGCAAAATCCGCGTTCCCATCCGCGTCCAGGTTCCCGTCCAGGTACGTAACCCCGTCCACCTCCAACAGCCCCTCCACGTACGCATCCTCCCCGTTATGCGTCTCCGTTGGGCTGCCATCCCCCACCGACAGGTTCCCCCCCGCGATATCCAGCGCCCCCGACGAGTCCACCGTCACCGTGATCGTCCCGTCCATCGAATTCACGATCGTCTCGTCATTCTCCAGCGTCAGCGTCCCATTGCACTCCGCCCCCCCGTTCATCACCGCCAACCCCCCGCTCGAGACCGTCAACGCCGTCCCCGACCCCTTGCTAAAAGTCGCCGTATCCGCGAAATCGCTCGTGCTATCCGCATCCAGCGCCCCGTCCAGCTCCAGCTCCCCGTCGACCTCGACGTACCCCTCGATAAACGCATCCTCCCCGTTCAGCGTCCCGTCCGCCGCCCCGTTCCCCACCTGCAAGTTTCCCGTCACGATCGAGAACTTCCCCGCCCCCGCTCCCAACGTCACCGAGATCACGTCATCCGAGCTCGCCGCGATTGACGAATCATCGTCCGCGTCCAGGTACAGCGTGTTTCCCTCAAAATACCAGTCGTAGGCATTCGAGATACGCGCCACCGGCGTCGCGTTCGCATTCCGCACCTCCACCGGCGCCCCCGCCCCCACATCCTGGATCAGCAACTGCGGCGTCGCCGTCGCCGCCGCCGTCGCCGCCACCTTCACCGCCCCGTTAAACGTCTCCACCCCGCTGTGCGTCACCGAGCCGCTAAACGTCGTGTTTCCCCCCTGGCCCACCACCACCACCCGCGTGCTCGCGTCCTCGATCACCACGGCCTCCGCCGCCGCTGAATTGTTGTTCACCTTCAGCAGCGGCTGGTTCGTCGCCGCCGCCGTCGCCTTCAACTCCAACCGCGTCAGATTCGACACCCCCCCCGCCCGCGTCGAAAACTCCGGCTCCTCCTCGCACCCCCCCAACACCAGCACCAACGCCGCCAGCAGCAGCGCCACACCGGCAACACCCAACACACCCCGTCTCTTCACCTCTACCTCCTCACGCACCGACCACAAGTCGGCCACGCAATACGCAATACGCACCACGCAACACATCTTAGTCCATCGTGTATTTCCCGTGGTTTAGCTCTTCCCCATCAGCGCCAGCCGCCAATCCCCATAGAACCCCACGTACCGCGCCTGCCACTTGTAATAGCGGATCCCCTGGTTCTCGTCATCCCACTGCACCAGGTGCGGCGCCTCCCGCTCCTGGATATAGATCGGCTTCTCCGGCAGGTTCGAGCACACCAGCGCCCACGCCGTCGAGTCAAACCAGCCGCCCGGCGCCTGCAAGCGCCGCACCTCGCCGCTGTACGGGTTCACCGCCCGGTTCGCCGTCTCCCCATCCTCTGGGTTATCCGTGATCTGCGCCGCAGTCCGCCGCAGATTGATCGAATGCACCAGCAGGTCATAGATCAACCCCGTCGGCTGCCCTCGGTCATCCAGCAGCCCCCCCGCCGCCACGTACACCGTCTCGAAATTGTCCATCGACAACGCCAAGTCGTACTTGTTATCCTGCGTCGTCTGGTACTCTGCCCCCGGATCCACGTGCGAATCGTTGAAATAGCTCAGCCCGTCATACGCCTCACCGTACGTCGTCCCGTCCCCGCCATTCAACATCGCAAACGCCACATAGTCCTTGTGCTGCTCGAACCGCGTCCCCGCGTTCCGCGCCCACGCCTCCAGGCTCCCCACCCGGTTGTCATTGATCGCGTTATGGTAAATCCCGATCGGGATATCCCAATCCTGGTTGTACACGATCATCCCCCGCTCGTTCCCGCCCAGCACCGTGATCGGCCCCCCCTCGTGCAGCCCGCCCACCACCTGCTTGTTCGTCCGGCTGTCCACCGCCGTCCCCGCCGCCTGCCCGCCATTCTGGCTCGGCCACGGCACCGTCCCCATATCCGCGTACGTCTCAAACGCCCCGTCGCTCTGCGTCACCCCGCAAAACGGCGCCCGCAGCGCCTGGTACCCCTTCTGAGCCGTCAAAAAACCCTTCCGCATCCCATACTCCAGATGCGCCAACACATCCGTCCTCGTGATCATCTCTCATCTCCTCGTTCTTCTCTCTGCTTCCCTCTTCCCCCCCCTCTCCCATTCCGATGGGAGAGGGGTCGGGGGTGAGGGCCTCCTACGTCGGGGGTGAGGGCTTCCTACGTCGCGCTATTCGCCCGCATCCACGCCGGCGCGATATCCACCCACACGTACGTGTCGTCCACGTCCACAATGTACCCGCACCAATAGTTGTTCGTACTCGTCGTCGTGATCGTATCGTCGTCGCTCAAATACGCCGCCGCCCCGATGTCCGTGATCGCCAGGCTCCCCTTCGCGAATCCCCACAGCCCGTTCCGGTACACCGTGCACTTTTTCGACCCGTCCGACGTATCCGTGCTCTGGACCTTCACCTGCTCCGCCGCGATCCCCCCGAAAACGTCCCCCGCCGCCGAGTTTACACTCGACCCCGCCGGGCACGCCCGGAAATACCCATCCGTATCGCTCACGTCACAGATCACCCCCGAGCCCTTGTACACCGTGTGCGCCGTCGTCCCGCCCCCAAAATTCGTATACCCCGCCAGCCGCACCACCGCCGTCTTCAACCCACCCGGCGGCACCTTCACCGGTCGGTTCTTGTCCGCACTCAAAACCGTCATCTCAAATCCTCCATCTTTCTCTCTGGTCTGCCTCTTCCCCCCCCTCGCCCGTGGTTTGTACGGGAGAGGGGTCGGGGGTGAGGGCCTATTCTTGCCACCTGCTCAGATCATACTCCTCCGGCTTCCCCTCCAACCCCAGCATCGGATTCGCCAGATCCCCCAGCTCCAACTCCCCGCTATCCAGCCCCTCCGCGTACTCTGCCGGCAACTCCCGCAGCTCCCCCCGCCCCTCCCGCTCGCTCCCGATCTCCCCCATCGGCGCCCGAGCCGCGCTCAACAGCCGTTCCACATCTCCCCGCACCTCTGCCGGCACCCGCATCAACACCTCCACCACATCCTCCGGCCGCTCGCTCAGCGCCTGCTCCCCCGAGCACACCTGCGCCGCAAACTCGACCGCCGCCTGCCGCTCCGCCATCTCTGCCAGCACCCGCTCCCGCTCCTCCGCCCGCACCCGCTCCCGCAGCTCAGCCTCCCGCTCCCGCTGCTCCGCCAGCTCCGCCTCCAACCGCCCCCGCTCCTCCTCTCGGATCCGCGCCTCCAACGCAGCCCTCTCCTCTTCGCTCATCTGGACCTCCTCTGTCCCACTCTGCTCTCCCCCCTCGCTGTACATATAAAACTCTGGCACCGGCACCCGCAGCAGCCGCCCCATCGCCTCGCCCGCCCCCTCCCCGGCCACCTCGACAAAACGCCCCAGCGCCTCGCCGATCGCCCCGCTCAACGCGACCCGCTCCTCTGTGCTCAACCATCCACTCGCCGCCAGATCATCCGCGATATCCGAAAACACCTTGTGCACCCGCGCCTGCAGATACTGCCCCACCTCCACCGACCCCGGCAGCCCGTTCGCCAGCTCCACCGGCTGCAACCCCTTGATCGCCGGAAAATTCACCAGGCTCACCGCCTTGAACACTTGGCTCACTACATCCACCGTCGCGCTCACATAGCGATACAGCCGGTCCCCCACCAACTCCCGCCCCAGCTCGTTCCAATCCGGCAAAAACTGCACCACATCCCCCACCCGCCGCAAACCTCGCACCCACCCCGCCGCCTCCTTCCGCTCGTGATCCCGATCGATCGGAACCTCCTGTCCCGCAGCCCCCGCCTCGAAATTCGCCACATACGCGTCCAGGTCCTCGCTCGAGATCTCGACCGCCCGCCCGTGCCGGTCCTCAAATCGCCCCACCCGCAGCACATCCACCCACCGCCCCTCCCCCTCCCCGGCCTCCCCCAACTCTGCCAGCACCTCGATCACATTCCCCCATCCCAACCAACGCCTCACACTCCGCCCGATCCCCATCGTCCATTTCTCCTATCCCCGAGGTCCCATCGTCCATTTCCCCCGCTATACTCAGCGGAATCCGTGGTTTCCCGCCATCCACTCCACCAACCCCGTCCCCTCCACCCCCAAAATCCGATCCAACTCCTCCCCCTTCTCCTCGATCACCTCCTCCGCCGTCCGCCACCGCCCCCGGTGCACGCTCGCCTGCTCCCCCCCTTTCTGCACACTCACCACCCCCGGCCGCCGGTTCACGATCCTTCCCCGCAGCGCCCCCACGCTATGCCGCCAGATCACCGGCCGCGCCGCCCCCCACTGCCTGCCCAGCAGCCCCGTCCGCACGTACCGGCTCCCCGGAATCGCCGCCGGATACTCCCCCAGCTCCCCCCCGATCAGCAGCAATCCCTCCCCCAACACCCGCCGCATCCCCTCCTCACTCCGCCGCCCCACCCCCCCCATCCGCCGCACCAGCTCCCCCAACCCCTTGATCTCCACCCTCGCCTCAAACGGCATCGCTCCCCCATCCTCTCATTCTCCCAATCCTGCTCTGACCTCCCCCGCCACCTCACTAAACCGCCTCCCCAGCCACGGCCCCTCGCTCACAATCACCCCCTGCAGCGCCCGATCCCCCGCCACCACCCCCCACGGCGTCTCCAACGGCCGCGTGCTCACCCGGTCATCCCGCGCCGTCTGCCACACCACCACCCACTCCCCGTTCGGCAGCACCCTCTCCACCGTCCAACACCGGCAATTCGTCCGCGTCGGCGGGCTGAACGCCGCCCGAGGCACCCCCACACTCTCCCTCACCAGGTCCGCCACCCCCTCATACATCCTGGTCACCTCCGTCCTGGCGATCGCCCGCCCCCGCGCCTCCCCAAACAGCGGCCCCAACATCCGCGCCAGGTCCTCCACCTCCCCCCCCACCTCCAACCACCCCCTCATCGCCTCCACCACCCCCCGCCGCGTCCGCTCCACAATCCCCCCGATCAACTCGTACGTATACTCCCGCGCCCACTTGAGCGCGTCCGCCGTCACCTCTTCCCAGTCACCGCCCACCACCCCCCCGTCCCCCGCCTCCCCCCGCAGCAACCCGATCCCGCTGATCACCCCCACCACCACCGGCAGCAGCACCTTCATCCCCCGCTCCCGCATCCCCCGCCACAAATCCTCCCCCTCCAACTCCCCCATCGTGTATTTCCCCCATCCGTGGTCCTCCCCCTCCTCCCTCAACCACCCCCCCACCGCGTCCACCAACTCTTCCTCCCATTCCCCCCGCTCAAACCCCTCCAACGGCGGCCCCTCCCCCAGCTCCCCCAGCTCCCCCAGGTCCCCCAGCTCCCCCAGCTCCCCCAGCTCCCCCCCTCCCATCCTATCATCCTCTTGATCCTGCTCTTGATCCTGCTCTTCCCCCTCCCCCTCCGCCCCTCCGCCCCTCTGCGTTTCCTCCCCCTCCTCCTCCGTGCCCTCCGTGGTCAGGTTAATACTCGGCATCCCCGCCCGCACCCGCAGCCACTTCTCATCCTCCGGCCCCCACTGCAGCAAATCCCGCACCTGGCTCAACCATACCCCCAACACCCCCATCGAAGGCTTCTCCACCTTCTTGTGCGCCAACCGGGGCAGCTCACCCGTCACCCCCAACCGCTCAAAATACCCCCTGTTGTACCCCATCAACCGCGCCACCCCATACCGGTTGATCACCGAGGCCATCCGGTCCAACACCCCATCCACCGCCATCAAAAACAACTGGCTCTTATCCTGCCCCAGCGCCCACGAGCCGCTCCCCCCGCCCAACTCCATAAAATCCGCCATCAACGTCTGCAGCATCCACCGCCGCTCCGTCCGGATCTGTTCCAGCAGCGCCGCCGCCCCCGTATTACTCGCCGACTCCAACCGAAATTTCACCGAGTCCGGCACACTCACATACTGCTTCTCGTCGACGATCAACCCCTCCCCCACACTCTGCACCGCCAACAAGTCATCCGCCTGCGGCTGCGACTGAAACTCAAACACCGGCAGCCCCACAAACGTCCGCTGCCACCCGATCCCGCTGATAATCGCCAAATGCTTCACTCGGTACCACGACTCGTACAGGCTCTCCCCCAGAGCCCACCCCTCCGGATTCCCCCCATCCCGCTGCCCCCGAAAATGCAAACTCTTCCCAATCGGCACCTCGATCTCCTCATACACCGGCGCCGGCCGCTGCACCATCCCCGCCACCCCCCCCGTCTCATCAAAATTCCACCGCTCAAAACTCCCCTGCCGCCTCGGCGCCCACTTCCGCCACCCGATCAACCCATCGTCGTACCGGCTCCCCGGACCGCCGGCGTCCCGCCGGCTCCTCCGCTTATAACAGATCTCCGCCCAACTCCATCCGAACCACACGCAGCTCAACGCATCCTCGATCCCATCCTCCACCGTGTGGCTCATATCCCCCAAGCAACCCTCCACAAACTCCGCCGCCGCCCGGTCCCCCGCCCCATCGCTCCCCGGCTCCACGTACCAGCTCGCCGTCCGCGCCAGCATCACCAACGCGTTCAACGCACTCCGGATCGTCGGATCCCGCCGCCGCATCTCATCATACACGCTGTACGCCCCCGGCCAATGCAGCGCCGACGTATACCCCTCCTCCACCATCCCCCCCCACTGCGCCAACCCACTCCGCCCCCGCTCCCCCAGATTCACTCGCTCAGGCATAACTCACCTATATCCCCCTGGACCGCTGGCGTCTCGCCGGCCCCCCGACTCCCCATCGTGTATTCCCCCATCCGTGGTATACTCCCCAAACAAATCCCACCTACTCGCCCTCCCCCCATCCTGCGGCACCTCGCTCATCCGCGCCATCCCCGGCAGCATCTGCACCGCCCCGCTCACCGCATCCACCATATCATCGTGCACCCCATTCGGAAACGCCAGGCACTCCGCCACAAACGCATCATTCCACGCCCCCCGCACCAGGTGCACCAACCCATCCTCGATCCGGCTCGCCCACACATTCGCCCGCACCAACTTGCTATCCCGAGGCGCCACCCCCTCCAGCGCCAGGTGCGCCAACGAGTCCGCCTCCGCCCACTCCTGATAATACCCCCCCTGCTGCCCGCTGATCTCCACCCCCTGCGTCACCGTTGGCCCATCCCGCAGCATAACCTCCTCGATCTTGCCCTTCGCCTTGCTCCACGGACCCGGAAACCGCGCCACATCCTCGATAAACCACTGCCCATCCACCCGCGCCACCCGCGCCCCCGCCAGCCAGTCCGCCCGCCGCTTCCCACTCACCGCCAGGTCCCAATACCGCGCCCGCCGCGCCCCCTTTCCCACCACCTCCGCATCCACCACCCGCATCCCGCTCACGTCGATCACATCCCCCTTTGGCTTCCGCGCCCGCTGCTGGTACAACGCGTCAAACTCATACCCCCCCACATTCGCCCGGATCCCCAGCAACACCTCCACTCCCGCCTTCTCTGGCCACAACGCCTCCCCCGGCGCCCGCCCCAACGGGTCCGCCCCCAACCACCACCCTTCCCTCAGCGCCTGTATCACCCGCTCCCCCCACGATTCCCCCTCCTCCTCCTGGACCGCTGGCGTCCCGCCGGCCTCCCCCTCCACCCACTCCCTCCCCGCCGCCCACTCCTCCGCCAGCGCCGGCATACACAACACCACCCACTGATCCGCTCCCCCCTCTCCCATCGGAATGGGAGAGGGGTCGGGGGTGAGGGCCTCCCCCACCATCGCCCGCAACAACCGCCCGCTCAAATCGTCCAAATGCCACCGCGTCTGGATCACGATCGCCGCCGCCCCATCCTCCAGCCGCGTGTACGCCGTACTCGTCCACCACGACCCCACCCGGTCCCTCGCCACCTGGCTCTCCGCCTCCGCCCGGTCCTTGTGCGGATCATCCACGATCAACACATCCGCGCCCTTCCCCGTCAACCCTCCACCCACCCCCGCCGCCACCATCCCCCCCCTGTGCCCCTCCAGATTCCACTCCTCCACACTCCGGCTCTCCCGCGACACCCCCACCCGCTCCGTCGACGCACTCAAATCCCCAAACAACGCCCGATATGCCGTCGTCGACAACAAATCCCTGCACCGCCGGCTAAACCCCATCGCCAGCGAACCATTATATGACGACACGATCACCCGCTTCTCCGGCATTCGCCCCAGCACAAACGCCGGAAACAACACACTCGCCGACGTGCTCTTCCAATATCGTGGCGGCATATTCACCATCAACCGCCCAATCCCCTCCCGCCCCCTCGTCTCCACATACCGCGCCACCCCATCCAGGTACTCCCCCAGCAACCCCAAATGCCGCGCCCCCGCCGGCCACCCTGGCTCCACATACTCCGCAAAACGACAAAAAGCGCGCCGAGCCCGCTCCCTCCGGATCCGCTCCCGCCGCGCCTGCTCCCCGATTCCCATCCGCCCAATCCCCATCCTCACATTCTCCCTACCCGGGATCCCCCCATCGTGTATCTCCCCTATCCGAGGTCCTCCTCCAGCGCCGCCAGCTCCTCGTCGCTCAACCCGCTCAAATCCTCCGGCTCCGGCTGCCCCTGCCGGATCGTCAACCCCACCTGCGGGTCATAATCCCCCAACATCTCCAACGCTAGCTTCCGGTCCGCGTGCGCCCTCGGGCTCGGATTACTCGCACTCTCGATCAACGCCCGGTAAATCGCCGGCCGGTGCCTCACCAACGCCCCCGACGCCACCTTCGCCACCTCCGCATCCAGCGCCCGGTTCTCCGCCTTCCACCCCCGGATCACCCGGTCGCTCGCCAACCCCAGCACCTGCGTCGCCAGCTCAGCCTGCGTCTGTGGCCACCGCTGCCCCCGAGGCAGCGCCGCCCAGAGAATATACACCGCCTGCCGCCACGGCCACCCCTCCCCGATCAACCGCCAATACTCCCCCATATCCACCGCCTCATACGGTAAATCCCCCTCCTCCCCCGTGATCGGCGCATCCCTATGCGCCGAAACCTCAAACACCCGCCGCGCCTCCGCGCTCCTCAACTGCGCCTCATCCAGCGCATTCCCCACCGCCCCCTCCATCCCCGGCAACGTCTGGACCGCCGGCATCCCGCCCGTCCTCTCCTCCGATCCTACCATTCTCCCCATCCTGCTCCCACACCCTCGGGGCTGCCTCGGACCCCCCTTCCGGGGGGCGGGTATCCTGGGGGGAAGGATGTACCCCATCCAGGAGGTCCTCAGCAGCCCCCAGCGTGCTCAATCGTCCCGCTTGATCAACGCATCCGTCCCCACGCACGGTCGCCGTGCCAGCAACGTCCGCAATGCGCTCAAATCCTGCGCATTCCGGCTCGAACACTCTGCGATCTTGGCCATCGTCGTCGTCGCCGCGCTCCACGCCGCCGTATTCGCCTTGATCACCTCCAGCAGCCGCGCCCGATCCTCCCGGTCCTGCTCGCGGCGACCATCCTCCTCCGCCGCGTGCTCTCGCCACGTCCGCTGCAGCACCGCAATCACAAAAATCGCCAGTCCCAACGTCCCCCCCGTCCCTGCAACCAACTCCACCAACGACACATCCATCCCTGTGATCGACTCCGAGCTCCCTAACCCCGCGATCGCCGCTGCTCCACCAACGCCATCCCCACATCCCGCGCCACCTGCCCCGCCCCGCCCAGCACCCGCCGCCCCAACTCATACAACCCACACGTCGTCGGCCCCAACACCCCCCCCGCCAACGCCACCACCCCCACCCGCACCCACGGCAGCGCCAACTCCGGGATCAACCCCTCCCCGATCGCCCCCGCCGCCCCCGCCATCACCCCACCCAGCACAAACGCCAGCACGATCAACCCCCGCCCCTTCAACCCCAACTGCTTCGAAAACTTCACCAGCCCCGTGATCACCGGCACCAACACCACACCGCCAATCGCCAACTCGCCCACGTCCATCTCCCGCTCCTCTCTCTCCCCCCCTTCCCTTGCCCCCCCTGCACCCCAATCGTGTATTTCCCCCATCCGTGGTTTTCCCCCCAAAAACAAAAGCGGGCTGCCCCCGAAAGGACAGCCCGCCTATAAAAAAAGCACCCTGGGCGGCCTGCCGCGCCGCCCCCTTTTTTATCCTACCCTACTCCCCCTACCCCCTCCCCCCTACTCCCTACTCCCTACCCCCTACTCCCTATTCTGTGTGGGGGGCGAGCCGGCTTCTGGGGGGGGAAAAGCCCGGCCCGCCTCCTCCCAGCACGTCCCCATCATACCACACAGAACAACCGTTCGTCAAGCAGACCGCAAAAACAGACCGCCCCTATCCCTCCCGCTACAAACAACCTGTCAGGTCTCCCTCCCCCTCTCCCTACTCCCCTCCTCCCAGTAGCACGATTCTAGGACCCCCATCGTGTATTTCCCCCATCCGAGGTCTTCCCCCATCGTGTATTTCCCCCATCCGAGGTCCTCCCCCACCGCTCCCACCCCCAATCCCCCCCCAGCTCCCGCACCTCCCCCCGCCGCCCCAACACCAAACGCTCCTCCCCCCCCGGATACACCGCCACCACCCGCCTCGGCGCCGCCATCACCCGCCCCCCCGCCACCCCCACCACCTCGTACACCCGCCGCACCCCGCACCCCCTCCTCGCCACCAAATCCCCCCTCCCAAACCGCCCCACACCCATCCACACCTCCCACCCCCCTCGTGTGTTTCCCCTATTCAAAATTCCTCCGCCGATACCTCACCAACGCCCCGTGCCACACCCCCGGCCGGAACACGCACACCGGTGTCTCCCTCCGCCACAACAGCAGCCAACCCTCCACCACACTCACCGCCGTCGCCAGCACCGCCGGCGCCGCCACCGCACACTCCACATACACCGACCACTCCTCCGCCTCCGCCGAATGCCGCTCTGGAGGAGGAGGCACACACAACGGCGCCGGCGCACACAACGGCAGCACAAACCCTATCTCTCCCTCCTCCTTCCCCATCATCCCCCACTTGTTCACCGCACCATCTCCCGCAGCGCCCGCATCAAATCCGGCAGCCGCTCCCTCCGCACGTGGATCGCCCTCAAAAACCCCCGCAGCGTGATAAATTCCCTTCCCTCCTCCGTCCGCCACAGCTCCACATCCAATCCAAACGTCTCCACCCGCGTCCAAAACGCCGCATCCCGCGCCCCCTCCTCCACATCATACAGCGCAGTCCGCTCCTCTAGAAACTCCCGCCACGTCATCGCATCCCCCTCCCCTATCGCCCTCCTAGTCATCGATCCCCCTCCACGTCCCTGTCTTGCCTTGACTTGCCTGACTGACTAGACCCCCCAAACCGCGCCAGCGCGTCAGCGTACTCCCTCAACTCATTATTCCAACTCAACGCCTCCTCCAGCGTCGAGCAAATCGCCCACCTTCCCCCCTCCTTCTCAATCACCCCCGCCCGGTCCAGCAGCCCCCGCCCGCTCTCCGTCCCCCGCTTCCGCTTCGCCCGGCTCCCCCCAATATACCGGTCCCACCACCTGCGCGTAAACCCCATCCGCTCGCAATTCGCCTGCGTAATATCCCCCGTCGGCCACATCACGCTGATAAACCGGCACAAATCCTCGATCTCCCGCCGCGCGCTCGGCCCCGCCCTCTCCACCCCCTTCTCCACCCGCGCCGGCAGCAGCGACATCGGACCCCGCCCCAACTGCGGCCGGATCACCCGCCACGGCTCCTCCTCCTGGACCGCCGGCGTCTCGCCGGCATCCTCCCCCCACCCGCCCTGCTCGATCTCCGCGATCCGCCCTGGCCCCTTCCAACCCGTCATCGCGTAAAAATACGTCACCAGCGGCACCACCACCAGCAGCCCGCACCCCACCGCCCCCCCCCAGATCCCCGCCCCTGGCCACCCCGCACCCGCCAGCCCCGCCAACCCCATCACCCCCAACCCCACCACACCCCCCAACCCAATCCCCCCCACCACCGCCCAACCCACGTACACCACCAGGTGCTCATTCACCCCTGGCAGCGTAACCGGCCGCCCCTCCACCCGCTGCAGGCCACCCGGATCCCGAAACTCATCCCCTGCCCTCATCCTACCCGCCTCCCTCCGGCCCCACCGGCCCCCTCCGGCCAGCCCCCGGCCGTCCCCCTATTTCAATCCTGAGCCCAAAAACCCGTTCCGGACCATTTATACCCGCACAACCGCAACCCCACTACCCTATAGACTACCCTACCCCCTACCCTACCCCCTACCCTAGACTACCCTACCCCCTACCCTAGACTACCCTACCCCCTACCCGCCCCCCACCCTCCCATCTCCATCCACAGATCCGCCGCAAAAACCGTCACCTCCGCTAATGTGTGTTAGGGGACCTGTGGACCTTTCGGGCTTTCTGGTACATCTGGCCCTAGTATCCCGATCCTTAACCGTTCAGGCATATCGTCATAACGATCAATAGCCGCAAGGGTCACGATTGCGCCATTGTCTAAGAGTATATGGCAGTTACCGTCCTTCTCATATAGATTGATGGAGAGAATCGACGCTCCTGCATACAAATGATTTACTGATTCCTCGGCGTGTTCATCATCCAGCCATCCAAGCATTTCTACCCTCCAGACTATCCTTCCGAGTAGTCAACTTATCGGAACCGACTGATCCACGTTCAGTTCTGTCCAACTCATTGAACTGTCGCTATAGAATGCCAAAAATCCGGGCTTAGGAAATGAACAATCTGGTGCCTCCCAGTCGTACCAGTGCACCTGCGTGCCAAAAACGAACCGATCACCAAGATTCTCCTCAAACCACTGAAGCCAGGCATCTTTGACACCTTCCGAGCAACATAACCGAATCTGTGTTACGAATGGAGGCAGATCTGCTATTCTGGACTGCACGTCCAAAAGATCACTCACTATGTCATTCATTTCGTCCTCCGCGTATCCACATTATGAGAGCCTGGCTGCCCAGGTCCCCTAAGAGTCATTATCGGCCGACCTCCCCCCATCGTGCATTTCCCCCATCCGTGGTTCCCACCCCAACTCCACCCCCTCCCCGCTCCGCTGCCAATCCCGCACCTCACCCCCCGGCCGCCCCATCCCCCCCTCCACCGCCGCCATCAAATGCGCCACCGCGAACACCAGCACATCCCCCGGCCGCCACCCCCACCGCTCCGCCAAACCCCGCACCGCATCCGGCCACGCCGCGCTCGGAAAACTCACACTCATCTGCCGCCCCGCCCGCTCCCGGCTGTGCGGTGACCGCCTCTTCTCCCCCTCGCCCCGCTCCCGGCTGTGCGGCGACCACCTCTTCTCCCCCTCTCCCGGAAGCCGGGCGAGGGGGTCGGGGGGTGAGGGCCCCCCCTCCTCCCCACCAATCACCGCCGCCACCGCCGCATCCAACCCCCCCGGCAGCCCCTCCACATCCCGCCACTCACCCATCACTCACCCCTCCCTCCCCCACATCCATCGTGTATTTCCCCCGCTGTACTCAGCGGCATCCGTGGTTTATCCGTGGTTTATCCGAGGTGCATCTCCCGCCGCAACCGCCCCATCACACTCCCATACCCCCCGATCACCTCGTACCGCTCCTCCTCCCGGTCCACCATCACCTCCGCCCCCTGCACCACCCGGCTATCGATACAATACTCCCACACCGTCTCCCCCCGCCGCGCCGCCTCCGCCGCCTTCACATCCACCGGTACCGGCGGCCACACCAGCCGCTTGAACCCCCGCGCCAACGCCTTAAACTGCCCCCGGCCCTCCCGGCTCCGCTGGTCCCACATCGTCGGCAGCACCCCCAACCACTTCCCCTTAAACGCCCCCACCTGCCGCAGAGACGCAACCGTCCCCAGCAGGTCTCCCGCACCCACAACCGCCAGGTGCTGCAGCCCCACCGGCGTCAACACCCAATCGCACGCGATCAACGCCCCGATCTGCAAAACGTCGACGCCGGGAGCAGTATCGAGAACGCACAGATCATACCGCTCGCCGAACCCTCCCAGCCTGTCCCGCAGCTTGTACTCTCGGAAATTCTCCGTCACCAGCCGGCTCTTCGCCTCCACCGTCGAATGATCCGACAGCACCACATCCAACCCCTCCCGCCTCGACCCGCACACCGCCCCCCGCTCCGACCCGTATAGCAGCTCCCGCCCCCCCCCCCGCTTCTCCAACCCCAAACTATCCGCCACATTCCCCTGCGCGTCCAGGTCCACCAGCAACATCCGCTTCCCTTCCCTGGCCAGCCCCGAAGCAATCGTCACCGCCGTCGTCGTCTTGCCCACCCCACCCTTCTGATTAAAAATCCCCAACACCTTCATCCCGCCACCTCTCCTTCTAGCTCCAAGGGGATCGCCAGATCCCCGTCCACCAATCGTGTATTTCCCCCGCTGTACTCAGCGGCATCCGTGGTTCATCCGTGGTTCACCGCCGCCACCGCTCGCCGCACCTGCCCCTCCAACCCCTGCTCAAACCCCGCCACCACCCCCTCCGCCCGCCCCCGCAGCCGCCATCGCTCCAACGTCCCCGTCCGCTCCCACCGCAGCCGCCAATACTCGCACGGCGCCTCCCCGTACGCCCTCAAAAACGATCGCGCCTTCTGCTGGTCCGGCCACCTGCAATCCGGCAGCGTGCACCCCAAGCACACCTCGATCTCCCCCTGCGGAACCTCGCCAAAACACCCCACCGGCCTCCCTCGCCCCATCTCTCTCCCCCCTCTTCGCGGTTATCGTGTATTTCTCAATCCGTGGTAATCCCCTGCAGCTCCCCCGTCCTCCCCTCGATCCGCCCCACCAACACCTCCCCCCCCTCATCCAACCCATCCCACGGCCCCCACTCCCCAACGCGCTTGTGCCCAAACCACCCCACCACCCGCCCCGCACCCACCATCCCCACCGGCCTCCCCACCTCGCCCAAACCATCCACCCCCAGGTGCCCCGGTCCCCCCAACATCGCGCACCCGTGCCCGTTCACCGTCAGCCACCACCCCTCCCCCAGGTCGCACTCCCAACACCCCGGCCGCCACCCCAATCCCCGCACCCCCGCCGCCTCCAGGAGTTCCGCCACCGCCACGTACACCTCACTCAACAACCCCCCTCCACTCCCCTCGCCCGTGGTTCTCCCCTCACCCTGTACCATCTCACACATCCTCCTCTTCTCCGCGCTCTCCGATCTCCGTGGTTAAATTTGGCAAATCTGTCAATTGCCATTTGCCAGAATTTGGCAGTCATTTTGACCCCCATTTGCCACTTGCCATTTGCCATTTTGAAATTTGGCAAATGGCAATTGTCAAAACCACTTGCCAAATGATACATTAAAATGGCAAATGGCAACTTGCCACATTGCCAAATCACCGATCGACCGTCCTCGACCGGCCCTCCATCCGTAACTGCTCCTCCACCTCATCCCCCTCCTTCAACAACCGGAACACCCGCCGCTTTGCACTCACCTGCTTCTCCGCCACCAACCCCGCCTCCACCAGATCCTGCAGCACCACCTTCCCCACCGCCGGCTTCATCCCCAGCGAATGGTACACATCCCGCGCGCTCGCCCAACTCGGGTACAACGTTTTCAACTTCCCCAGCACCCGGTTCTCATCCTCCCGATCCTGATCCCCCTCCAGCAACCCCGGCAGCCGATGCGCGCTCACCCTGGACCGCTCCACAAACAACTGCGCCCGCGCCCAATGCCCCAGCTCCACCACCGGCGAGCCCACCCCTCCACTCTCCCCCTCTGCGCTAATCCTCCCCGCCCCACACCAATCCAACGTTGCCAGCAGCATCGCCACCTTCAACGCCTGCTCCGCCAGCCGCCCGTACGTCCCCCACAACCGCCCGTCCACCGTCGACCCCTCCCCATCCAACATCCCCACCGTCGCCAGCCAGTAACTCTGGTAGCACTCAAACACCCCCCGCCCCAGCCCCGCCCCGATCGGCAACGTGCTCTTTCCAAACGACGCCTCCGGCAGTGCCTGGAGCAGCCGCTGCAGGCCCGCCACCAGACCCTCTGGCAAATCCGCCCGCTCTCGCCGAGGAGGCCGCACCGGCGGACGCCCCTCCGGCGTCAGCAGCAAGAATCGTGGCCACAACCCCGTCCGCCACAAACTCTCGCAATCCGCCGACTTTAAATGCCACGGCGTCGTTGCCCCCAAATAACTCCAGTACGCCTCCCGCACCACCACCCGTCCCAGCGCCCGCGTTTGCCGCGCATCATACCGCGTGCAATCGTACAGCCGGCACAACTGCTCCACCAGCCCCACGTTGTAATCCCTCTTGAACCCCCCGAATAAGCTGCTCGCCTCATCCTGCGCCACCCCCCGCTGGCCAGCAAACGCCCGCCCCCGGTTCCAATCCTCCACGTCATTCGGGTCCAACTGCGTCGGCTGCTGCCCGCTCAACTCGCTATAGATCTCCTCCGGCGTCATCGCCCCCGGCAGCAGCAAGAACCGCATCAAGTCCATCGCCAACCCCCGCGCGATATCCAGCCCCGTCGACTTTGCATACCGCGTCGTCTGCGCCACCCACAACACCGCCAGATTCGGGTACAAGTCCTTGTGACTCAGCCGCAGCACCACCCGCCGCGCCACCCCCAGGCTCGCCAGCCACAACCCCGCCGAAACGTGAAACAACGGCGGCGTCAAAGGACTCACCGCCTCCGCGTACGACGTGTACACGTCCAGCCACCCCCCCACCTCCTCCCCCGCCCGCAGCGCCTCCTCACTCAACCGCCCCCCCTTTGGCAGTTCCGGCGCCACCGTCCCCTCCGGCGCCTCCACATCCGCCGGCCGCCGCCTCGGATCGCACCCGATCACCGCCTGCATCAACCCCTCCCGGTCCGGCGCATCCGCGATCACCCGTTGAAACGCCCCCCACGCCCCCTCCCCCTCCTCCCTCCCCGCCACCCCCCGCGCGATCTCCCCCCAGCGCCCGTTCAGCCCCCCCAGCTCCCCCTCACCCACCTCGAGCTGCGCGCACAACCGCGCCACCACCCACGGACCCAGCACCTCATTGTCGGCCACCACGCCCTCCTCGCCCCACTCAACCGGCCCGCCGCCGGCTCAAACCCTCATTCACCACACGACACGCCGGGACTCGAACCCGGCCACCCAACCGACGTCCCCGCCTGCTGAGCTGCCCCTGGCCGCGCCGCTCAACCTATCCCCTCAACCACGGCTTCCCCCACCCCGTCGGCCAGGAATCCCGCCCCCAATACCTGTTATCCTCCCCCCTTTGCCAGTTCTCCCAGCTCACCGCCGCCCACCGCTCCTCCACCCCCGTCGACGGGTCCAGCAACTTGAACGGCATCCGCATTCGGTTCCCTGCCTTCACCTCCGAGCACAATACCGCCAGCAGCGTCGCCACCCGTTCGTCCCCCAGCTCCTTCCACACCCGCCGCACGAATCGCCGCAGCCGCTGCACGTCGTACACCTGCTCCCGATCCTCCCGCTCATACGGCAGCCAGGCCAGCGGCCCCCCCAGCGTGTAATTGTGCGTCGTCTGGTTCGTTCGCCCCGTCGCCATCCGCCCCATCCACTCCAGCACCATCGTCCGGTCCGGCAGCGCGAACCCCGCGCTCGGCAGCAGCACCCCCTTCAACCACTCCCAATTCGCCCGGAACTGCACGCACCTCGGCAGCATCCGCCCCCCCTCGTCCACCAGCACCCCATACTCTGGCGCCTTCGGCCGGTTCCCATATTTCTTCTTCAGCGGCTCCACCGCGTACTCACACGGCGGCAGCCCCGCCTCCAGCAGCCCCTTCCGGTACGACGTGCACCGCTCGCACAAATGCGCCTGAAACGACGTCGTCTCGACGAGACCCTCGCGCTGCGCCCCCCAATACGCCTCCATTGGCCCCAGGTGCGCCCGGTTCTCCTCCTCCTGCGCCTGGCGCATCTGCTCCGCCCTGGCCGCCATCGCCGCGTCGATCGCCGCCGCGTACAACCCCGCCTCCGTAAAATGCGCGAACGGCTCTGTGGCCATCCCCTCCAGCCCCAGCCTCTCCACCCATCCCTGAAACGCGCGGTCCGTCGCCGGCAGCACCAGCGCTTCATCCTTCCCCTGCCACGCCTCGCACGTCGTGATCCCCGCCTCCTCCGGGTCCTCCCCCTCCGACAGCGACTCCCATCGCACGCACTGGCACTCGTACCTGTGCACCCCCGGCCCGGGCAATCCGCACAGCCGGCACGATTCGCACGTCCACCCCCGCTCCCCCGCCGCCTGGCGCCACAATGACCCAAAGTCCGCCTTTTTCGTCCCCATCAGCGCGCTCAGCACCGTCGCCAGGTGCCGGCCCTCCACGATCGTCTCCGCCCGCTTCCCCAGCAAATTATCGCGGCCCCATCCCGTGTCCCGCAGCCCCAGCAGCCGCTCCCCCAGCTCATCATCCAGCGCGAGCTGGCCCACCAGGTGCCGCATCAGCCGGTACCGGTTCCGCAGCCGAGGCTTCTCCAACCGGCCGTCCCCGGTCGGCACCCACCGCTGGGGCTTCACAAACTCCCGCACCTCCCGCGCCAGGTTTGCCACCTGCCGCACCGTCGCGCTTTGGTCCCCCGCCCGCTGCACCTGGCTCACCACCTCCCGCGTCACCGCCCCCTGCAGCGCCTCCGGCACCTGCGCGATATGCCGCAAATGGCTCGCGCTGATTACACGTGTATTCAACGCCTCCCGCGCCTCCTCCACCGTCCCCAGCAGGCTCAGCCGCTGCTGCACCTTCCCCTGGCTCCAGCCCATCATCGTCGCCACCTCGCGCTGCGTCAACTCATACTCATCGATCAACCCCTGCAGCGCCCGCGCCTCCTCCAGCGCGCTCAAATTCTTCCGCTGGATGTTGTCCGCCACCGCCAGCTCGTGCAGCCGACGGCGGTCCCCATCCGCCTCGATCCGCGCCTCGATCTCCCCCTCCGCCATCCCCACCAGCTCGACCTGGACCTCCTCCCCCAGCGACGTCCACCCCTCCCGCGCCACGTGCTCGATCGCCTTCCGCAGCCCGTTCCCGTGCCTGGCCACCCACGATCGCGCCTTGATCAGCGCCAGCGCCGTCATCGCCCGCGTCCGCCGCTCCCCCGCGATCAGCTCATTCTCCCCCCGCTCGTTCACCCACACGATCACCGGGTACATCAACCCGTGATCCCGGATGTGCTTCGCCAGCTCCAGCAGCTCCTCAGCGTCGAATGCTTCCCGAGGCTGCCACCGGCTCGGCGCCATCGTTGATATCGCGATCCGATGCAAAACCAATTGCTCACTCATCCCACACCCGCCTTTCTTTATCCCCCGCCAGCATCCCCCGCTGGCCTGTGTGCATTCTCAACCTCGATCAGCGTCCGCAGCCCCTCCTTCTCGTACACCTCCACCCCCGCCGCCGCGCACATCCCCCCCACCCGCTCCGCGAAATCCGTCCAATTCACGGGCCGCAGCGCGTACCTCAACCCCGTCGGCAGCCGCCCCGCGTAATTCAACGGCCCCACCTTCACCTCCCTGATCCCCACCGAGATCGCCTGCTCCAACAGCCGCAAACTCTGCTCCGGAAAAATCACCGGCTCCAGGCTCACCCACGTCCGCGCCCCCGTCAGCCAGTCCGCCCGCCGCAGTCCCTCCAACCGTTCCCACGGCAGCGCCGCGTTCGGCTCCCACAGCCGGCTCTCCACCTCATTCTCCAGCGTCAGCGTCGCCGCGTACTCATCCCCCTCCCCCAGCAAGTCCAGGTCCCGCGTGCTCTCCCGTCCCCCCTTTGTCAAAATCTGCACCCGGTGCCCGTGCCCCTTCAGCACCTCGATCGCGTGCCGCGTCAGCAGCCGCTCCACCCCCACCGCCCCCGCGTGCACCAGCGGCCGGGGGTACGGATCGCACGAAAAACACAGGTGCACCAGCAAACTCTCCCCCCGCGCCTCAAACCACACCGCATCCCGCTCCAACCTGGTCAGAATGTCCTTGCGCGCCCTCGCCTCCGTGTGAAACGCGTACTTGGCCATCCGCAACACCCCCGGTCCATAGCAGTAGGCGCACCCGTGCGGGCACCCCCGGTACAAATTCACCGCCCAATCCGCGTACTCCGCCGCCCGTCCCCTCGGCCGATAAATCACCCTTGCCATCTAACCCTCCCTCTCCCCGCTAATGTATTTGGCGGACCGCCTCCGCATTCGCTCCGCCGCCACAATCCCCTGCCACTCTCGATATACCTCCCTCAGCTCGATCATCGCCCCCCTCAGCACGCGCCGGTACATCCGTACCAGTAATCGCCACTCCTGCACAATCGCCCGCATCTCAACCCTCTCCCCGCCAATGTGTGCTCGCGGACCTAGCTAGCCCAGCACGATCTGCCGTGCCTGTTTCAACGTTGATCCTCTCTCTAGTAATTCCACAATCCGCTTGCACTTGGCACAATTACACGCAGCCGGCGGACCGCCGCCAACGGCCTGAATCGCCGTCAGACTGTCCCGGATGCTGTCGCCGTCCTCGGCCAAACAGAGAATTTCAACACTCGGTTTCTTATCGAGTACATAGGCCATCGACTCGCTAAGCCCTATGTCCACGTGTGTGATTATGTCCATCTAGCCTATCTCCTGATACTGGTTCTCATTCGCAGAACCGGCAAAGTGTCTCATAGCTCCCCTACGAGCCATTATGCGGACACTCCCACCCGCGCCAGCTCCCACTCCACCCACCCTCGCACATCCCCTCCCCCCTGCAAAAACCCGTTCGGATCCCCTCCGCTGGGCGCCTGCACCCGTCCCCCTCGCGCTCCCAGCAGCTCCCCCCACGCCCCCCACGCCCGCCCCCCCGCCTCATCCCCGTCCATCCGCACCAGCACCCGCTCGTACCCCGCCAGCTCCCCCCACCACCGCCGCCACGCGTGCGGCCTCACGGATGCGCTCCCACTGCTCAACACATCCACCAACGGCGCCTCGCTCCCCCCGCCCGCCTCCTGCCAAATCGTCAAATGATTCCACTCCCCCTCCTCAATCATTAGCACCCGCTCCCCCCGCAGCTCCTCATACCCATATAGCCCTCCCTTGCTGCCGGCCACCTTCACGTACTTCTTCTCCCCCTTTGCCCGCCCCGCCGCCGTGTATCCCTCCGGCCGGCAAATCTTCACGCTCCACAACGCTCCATCCCCCCAGCACGGCATCACGATCCCCCTCGGCAACCACACCCGCCGGCTCCCCTCCGCCTCCAACCCCCACGCCCCCCTCGCCTCATACCGCGTCCTCGCGTTATACCCAATCCGAAAAAACGCCACCCCGTGCGCCTGCAGCCCGCGCGTCTCGCACAACCACGCCAACGCCTGCTCTCCCTGCCGCTCCCATAGCGCCCGCTGGCACCGTTCCACAAACTCCCACCCCCGCGCCTGCCACTCCTCCCCCGGCGGCTCCACCTCCGGCAGGGCAGGGGAGAAGGGCGGCGCCGGTCTCACCTCTGGCCCGCGCTCCATCGCCGCCCCCGGCCCATCCACCACACTCGGCGCCAGTTCCCTACACGCCTCCACAAACCCCACCTTCCGCCGTTCCATCACAAACGAAATCGCGTCGCCGTGCACACCGCACCCGTAGCAATGATACGTCCCCGTATCCGGCGTCACCCCAAAGGATGCCGTTCTCTCCTCCCCATTCGCGTGAAACGGGCACCGCCAAAACACCCACCGGCCGCTCTGCCTCGCCGGCGGCCCCAACTCCCCCTCCACCAGCTCCACCAGGTTCACCCTGGCCAGCACCGCCGCCCGCTCAATCATCGCCCCTCTCTATTTCGTGTAGTCAATTCCCTACACCACCCATCAGAACCACCAATCCCAAAACCCCCCGCACCGTCTCACCGGGCAGGGGAGGCACCCCCACAAACAGCATCCCCCGACCAATCCGCTACCTCTCGGTTTCCCAACTGCTGCAATTACTCGCAGCCTAGACAGCGCCCCCCGTCGAATCGCGAATTTTAACCAGGGTACCCCCCCTGGGCATCCCTATGTCCGACAACCTACATTATCGGACATAGGATAAAATGAACATAATAAACATGATAAAAGAACTGACACCAATAATAATGAAACACATCAAACACAAAACCACTGAGCGCACAGCTCGCACATATCCTATACCCCCTCCAAAATCGAGCGGGTGGGGGGCCTACGTCCACGCCAGGCGCAGCCACACCACAGCGGCAAAAGGGGAATCTCTTGTTGATAGCTCAAGAGTCTGTATTGTCGTTGGTCCCCACTATACGAAATATCGCAGGTGCCAACCGTCGCAATAGCGCCATCCATCTACCGATCACCCCCAACCCCAGGTCCACCCGCTGCAGATGCCCCGCCAGGGCCTCCGTATCTGCACTCGTAGGCCGCCGGCCGGACACGTCATACCACAGCAGCCGCACGTCCTCCACAGCATGCACCGCATCCAACACCGCAGCCGTATCCGTCTCAATTAAGACTTTCCACCCCTCGAGCCCTCGCCTCGGTTTCCCCACAAGATCCCCCTTGCCACCGCCCCCGCCCGCAGCCCAAACAGTTTATCCACCCCATACGCCAGCGCCACCGCCGCCCCCGCCAGCGCCGTTATCACCCACGCTCCGATCGCCGCTTCCTGTCCCGTCAATCTCCGCCGCCGAATCGCCCAAATAGAAAATGACCCCAAGATCGGCGCCATCCCGACCACGTACGTGGTCGGGGGCTGCATCTCATCCCCGAGGCATTTAGGCCACGGCGCCCAATGCAGGATCATCTCGACCAGTCCAACCGTCACACCCGCGCGCACAACCTCCCGATCCATCTCTGTCCACCTCCTGACAAGAGAACCTCTATTTGGTAGAATGAGTGGTAGAATGAAAAGGCTGGGATCGGACATCCCAGCCGCCCGACGCCACAACGTGCCACGCCAGGGTGACGACCAGACCACAGCGTCGTTCCAACCAGGCCAGCAGCCGATCACCAAATTCAGTTTCAAACAACAATCGCCGCAACAACATTTCCATACGCCCCTTTCATATCGCCCCGAGGAAGGAGGCCCGCCGCCTCCCTCCTCTCTTGTGGAACCAAAACAGGCTCCCGCCTGCGAAGGCCATTACCGGCCGGGACCGCATCCGACGGCCCCGGCCTCAAGGAGGAAAACAATGAGGAGCGGCTCGCCACACCGCCCCCGCCTGAGCCCTATCGCTCACGCGGGGACTTTGCGCCTACCGCTCCTCTATTTCTGCCGTCGCGCACGGCTGTGCCTTCCGGCGCAGCGCCTCTTGCGCGTGATCCCTCTCGATCATTGTCGCCAACTGCGAACTCATATCCCGCCGTTTCCAATCGGCCAGCTCCCGCAGCTTCGCCACTATCGTCTCATCCAAACTGTACGTCCGCCGGATCTTCGTCACCGTCCCCTCTTCTCTATAGAGTGTGTATCACTCACTGGTGAGAGTATTATACCATAGAGTATTTACCGTGTCAATACCCAAGTGGGCAAATAATTCTCCTGAGAGAGCGGTTGATCACGTATAATGTTCTCTACAATGAGCGATTTTTCCGGTTGGGTGAATGCAGAATTAGGAGCTCGGGGCTGGGGATACAACGAACTGGCTCGCCGTTCTGGGCTGTCATCTAGTGGCATCTCGTCTGTAATGACGGGCGTGCGCAATCCAGGTCTCGATTTTTGCGTCAGCGTCGCCCGCGCCTTCAATATGCGCCCCGAAGATGTACTCTATCGTGCCGGCCTCCTCCCCTCCCCACCACCGCCCGTCCGAGAAGAGGAACAAGCCCTGCGATTCTTTCGCCGCCTGGGCACCCAGGCCCGCAACTACATCCTCACCACCCTCGCCGCTCTCGCTGGCCAGAACCGATCCGTCATCGCCGACATGCGTGCAGAATATCAGACTGAATCAGGTTATACTCCGGGAGACCAGCTCGCCCAACAGAGCGAGCTCGAGTTGGCATTGATGCCAATCGAAGAGCAAGATTCATTTTGGAATACAATCACCGAGAAACGTGAGAAGAGGAAAAACGCAAAGGAGACATAATGCCATTCTGTCAAAAATGCGGGGCCGAGCTGCAAGAAAACGCCAAATTCTGCCCCGAATGCGGGCAGCCAACCGGA